TTTCTTCTTTTTTTCTTCTTTTTTTCTTGATTTTTCTAATAGGATTATTGGTGGTTCTATGTATTTCTACCACTTCTTCGTCGTTAAAGATTTGCCACTGATTTTGAGCTTTTCTTTCTCGTGTCATAATTCAATTTATACATAACTTGGAAATTCGTCTATATTCATTATTTTGTCTTTTTTTACTTTTTTAATTTTTTTTCTTGTTACAACATATTTTTCAAATAAACTATGTTTTATAACATCTTCTGGATTATGTTTATGGACGGACCTAGCAATCATTTTGTATAATTTAAAATCAGGATATCTTTCTTCGCCATTATTTTTATATAACATGTTTCTTCCCTTATCGTCTTTACACAAGTCAGCTATTAATAACGCAATCATATCTGTTTCTTTTTTTACTTCTTCTATATCATCAAAGAAATAATCAAATAAAGAACAGGCCAACCGGCATAAATCAAAACTTTTATTTGGTTCTAATCTTGGTTTATTTTGATTTAAATAAGGTTCACAATTATATTGAGATGACGCGTCGCCTTTTGGTGAAAAACTGTCGCAGCAAAAAGTTTTTCCAGAATGTTTATAGATTCCTCTCCCAAAATCGATTATTTTAAATATTTTTCCAAAAGTAGGGACTTTATAATATTCATCATTTAATTTATAATACAGATATTGTCTATCCGTTTCAATATACATAATATTATTAGAATGCAAATCGTTATGTGTAAACTGAAATGATTTTTGATATACAATTAAAGAAATAATTATTTGAAATAAACAAGAATTCCATTCTAATGTATCCATTTCATCATCCTCGTCTTCTACTTCTAATAATGAATCGAGCGTATTAGTTAATCCTTCCAAACATATAATTTGGACTGGAAAATCATATACTTCTGCTTTAATATATTCACTTCCTGAACTCGAATAATCCGAGAGATTTGAATTGGTGCAGCTTTCAAGAGAGGATGTTCTAGTGTCGGAACCATCATCGCCCGTTTCTTCAGTTTCATCGCTATTTTTCGAAGTATTTGAACTTCTAGAAGAACAAGTTGAATTTGTTTTTTTACTGTCGCTGCTTTCATTGCTGCTTTTAACTTTAATATTGTGTTCACATAATTTTAAGCTAGGTTCCTTTTTTAAATTATCTGAATTATCTAAATTATCTGAATTGTGTTTTCGGACGTTGGTTTCTGTTAAGTTTTCAACCTTTATTCCCAAATCAATTTCATCTGTTTCTATGCATATTTTCCCTGATTTTACTTGTATTTTTTTGCGATGCGATCGCGTATCGTCATCTAACATATCCTCGTCTATATCTTCGGTATTAAATAATTCATCTTTATTGGCATGAAAATAATCAGAACCATACAAATATTCTAAATCATCGAATATATTCATAAAATGTTTGTCTTGTATTGCCAAAAATGAACCATAAAAGTCTATCCCGTGAAGAAATCCATGTTTGTGTAGTAATGTGCTTGATAAATATGAAAAAAAACTATCAACATATGACGTATTATTCACATCTAATACTTTTTTTGTATAACCTTCTGTCTCGTTGTATTTAGGAAGCCTCTTCATTTTTTCTTTATCTATATGTGAATATTTCCCTACCATATATTTTACCGGGTCAAATAATGGACTAAATTTAAAAAATGATTTTCTTATATGTTTATTATTATCATTTATTACTTTTATATTAAAGATATTATCCGTTATTTTTTCATCTAAAGATACTATTGAATTCTTTTGATTCAAATTGATAGAATTATTATTAGTATCATTTAATTCAAAATATCTGCTATATATCGGAATGTAATTTTGTAGGTTATAAACATTTAAAATATCGTCCATTTGTTTGAATAATTCTGTATTATCATTCTTTTGATAAGACACAGTAAATACTTCGGGTATTAATGAAGTCATTTAGGTTCTATGAATAATATAAATTGTTATATTAAACTTATTTACGTTTATATGTTAATATTATACACCCCAGGGTTTATATCAAATGAATTTAGAATTAAAAAAGTTCGATATGAAAAATATTAAATTTAATCCAAATGAAAATTCCGGTCCTGTAATCGTTTTAATTGGTAGGAGAGATACTGGAAAAAGTTTTTTAGTTAGAGATATGTTATATTATCACCAAGATATACCTATCGGGACAGTTATTTCTGGAACAGAAAGTGGCAACGGATTTTATGGACATATCGTTCCCAAACTATTCATCCATGATGAATATAATACAGCTATTATTGAAAATATATTAAAAAGACAAAAAATCGTTTTAAAACAAATAAAAAAAGAAAAAGCCGCGTATGGTAAAAGCAATATCGATGGTAGAGCATTTGTCATTTTAGATGATTGTTTATATGATAATGGTTGGGCTAGAGAAAAAATGATGCGTCTATTATTTATGAATGGAAGACATTGGAAAATTATGCTTGTTATTACGATGCAATATCCTCTTGGTGTTCCTCCCAATTTAAGAACAAATATTGATTATACATTTATACTACGAGAACCATATATCACCAATAGAAGAAGAATATATGAAAATTATGCTGGTATGTTTTCAACATTTGAAAGCTTTTGTCAAGTAATGGACCAATGTACTGAAAATTATGAATGTTTGGTGGTTTGTAATAATTCAAAATCAAATAAACTAGAAGATCAAATCTTTTGGTATAAAGCTTTGGGTCACGGGGAGTTCAAATTGGGTTCCAGAGAATTTTGGGAAATGTCTAAAAATCTTGCGTCTGATGATGAAGACGACGAATATGACCCAAATATGGGAATCAAAGGTCCAGTAATTAATGTAAAAAAAAATAGATGGTAATTAATATATATTAAATTCGTAATATATATTATATGAAACTTTCAATTGCTGATTATAAGAAAATATTGAAATTTTATAAATTACCAATTCCGAAAAAACCCCAAAATATAAAGAACAAAGCTAATAAAATTATAGCTACAAAATTTTGTAGTTGTATTAAAAAAGTTCATAAAAAATTTATTAAAGGAACACCCGAGGGAATAGCTATTGGTATTTGTACCAAATCGGTAATTACGAGAAAAGGTTATAAAAGAGGGAAATTTAGATGTAAAAAAAGACGCACTATTAAATTGCAAAAAGGTGGAAAACGCCGCAGAAAAACGCGTAAAAGTTCATTCAGGTGAATAATTAATAGTAATTTATTATTATTAATTATTGTTTCTTATATAAAGTAAAATTCCAAAAACACCAAAAGTAATTATTGTTACAACTAAACATTTCATAATACACACATTATCCTGTTCCTCGTCGCAATCTTGACATCTTCTTTTTGCTATTTCTTCTAATTTTTTTTCAACTTCTTGGGCCATTTCTTCCATTTGTATTTCAAAACTTTCTGTTATTCTCCCTTCTCTTATAATTGGTTCCTTTTTTTCAGTTTTTTCTTCTTCTATATTTAAAACAACCGAACCTTTCATTATTATTATATTAGAAATTATCTTTATGATATTTGACAACTTCCTCTTCGGATATTATAATTCTAAATCAAATAAACTCGTTGTTGTTGATTTTAAGGTGCTTACAGCATCTTTTATATTATTTGAAATTTTATGAGAATATTCACCAATCTGATTTACCCAACTAGTTGATGATTTATCAAGAATTTTCATGATTTGAATATTTCCTTCTTCATCTAGTTCGCCAGGGATTAATCTTTCAATAGTATGAATTTTTATCAATTCTAAATTTCCATGATATTGAGGTATGGGTGGTTTACTAAAAGTTAAATAAGTTAATAATAAATACCATAAAGAAGAACGACGTCTTATTTTTTTATATGCTGCGGAACATATTTTTTTAAATTTTATAAAAGTAGCCGAATTGCAACCACCTAACATATCTAACATATCTGGTGTAATATTAATTTCTGTATTTATTTTTGGATCTTCCCCCAACAAATAACTAAAATCGATATGAACAAGATCGCCGTATTTATTAACCAATATATTTTCGGTATGCCTGTCTCCAACGCCTAATATATAACATAAAATACAAGAAGCAACCGTAGTCTTTATAAAATTATCTCTTAAATCATTTATCGATGCATTTGGATTAATATCCATCAAATAATTTTGGAGTGTTTTCTTGTGAATGTGTTTTATATTATATAATGTTTCGCATTCTTGTATCATTTCGACCCATCCGTAGGATAAAGATATTGGAAAAACGTGATAAGTATTTATAGTAAAAATATCATTGCAAATAATAGTAATCCATTTAGATATACACATTGTTAATTTATCTTTTCTTATATCTTCATTTTTTATTAATATATATTTGCTATATCTTTGACCGCTTGAATTTTCTATAATAAATGGTATAACAAATGGTCTAGAACTAGAATCCAACTGTTTGATATTATGACAATCTATAGCAATGCATTTTTCACTTGGATCCCAAGGCAAGGATATTTGCATATTATAACAAAAAAAAGTTTGAACGTCTAATTCGATTTCTTTTATCGGAACGTTGCTCTTTATTTTAGTTAAAATTAAAGGAATAAATTTTATAAATTCATCTGTTTTTCTTAGTTCATTCAGTAAATCTTTTTGCATTATTTTTCCTTTTAAAATTTTAAAAATTTCATTTAAATTTTCATTTTCTTGAAAACTTAAATTATATTTAAGTTCATAATATATATTGAATATTGATTTTGAATCATTTGTTTTTATACATAATAATGCACCTATTTTTGGATATATTTTTGATAATTCTATAATCCAAGGCAGTAACAACTTCCAATAATCTGTGTTTTTTTCTAATAATAAATCCAATAAATAGATTTGGAAAAATACAAATTTATTCAAATCTAAGTTATATCCTATTTCTAATATATCTTCTGGTTTACAATAATTGTTACAATCTGTTCTACAAAGTAAATGATTACAAGGAATAATTTCTTTTGAGGTTGAATAATAATGATATAACTTTGCCATTTCTTTTACGGATTTATGTTGATTGGCTGTCAAACATTTTGATATCCAATAATAATGGTCTTTAAATTCATATCTATGGTTCCATAATAATTGTTTTTCTAATTTTGAATAGTTTTTACTTGGTAATTTATATTGAATGCTTCGATACACGCTTAATATATAATTAATACTTTCACACCACTCTTTTGAGACTTCTCTTAATTTTAAAAAATCTATCATTAAAAAAGGCAAATTTGATAGTATAATAATCATATTTTTTGATTTGTCAACCGTTTTAGTATGAGAATAACATTCCGCGCAGAGTTTTATTTTTGGATTATACCACTTATATACTTGATTTATGTATGTATTCATTTTTTCAGGTGGAGTAGCGGTTGAAATTAAACTATTATTTCGGGCTTGATAGTTAGAGCAAATATAACAAAAAATTCTTCCACAAAGACGGCAATGATGTTTTCTATTTAATAAAGAAAATTTTTGATTACAATTAAAACAATTATCTACTTTTTGATTTGGAATCCATATAGCTGGTTTTCTTCGTGGTATATTAATTGGATTACTGTTATTTCTTTTTTTATCAATATACAAAGACATTGAGCCGAAATCAGACATAATATTAGTACAATATATTAAATTTATATCAAATTGCTTCGATTTGTTTAATATTTCTGCCACCTAATCCATTATTTTTAATAAATTCTAATTTATTTATTACCTTTTTTACTTTACAAGAATGTAAATGAGGAAGACGATGGCGCTGACAAAATAATACCTCGCATTTACAAGGACCCAATATATGTTTTATCTTTTTGTTACATCCTAAATAAGGACAACGCGGTGTTTTCGTTTTTTTTATTGGTTTTTGCTTTTTACAATCTTGTAAAGGATTTTTAAACGCTGTCTTTTTAGATTCCATATTCATAGTTAATAAAATACTAATACATTTTATTAAATTCAATTTTTTTTAGTTATAGTTCATCATCTTTCAAATTAGATTTCAATTTTGGTTCGTTTTGCATAGACGATGTTACTATATTGCTACCTTCAAATAATTCTTTCTTTATATCTGCAGATGTAATTTCATCTCCATTGGTTTTTAAATTTTCTTCAATTGTATTATTAACACCATATAAATTCCCTTCCTTATCAATATTTTGTGTTAATTTATTGCCTGTTTCCCTTGCCAATTTAACATTCTCTTCTATTGCCTTCCTTTTTGTTTCCAAGATGCGTTTCTCAAATTCTTGTTTCGCCTTTTCTTCGTTTTTGATTTTTTCACTCATTAATTCATTCAATTCTTCTTCCAAATATTCTACCTTTCCTGTTTTATATGCTTCTGGTTCCCAAGGCATCCACATACCTACCGGACCTACATAAACATTATGATTTGGATCTACTTCTCGCAATAATTTACATCGTAATTCGGCTTCTTCTTGAGTTGAATAACTTCCTCGCACTTTCAACCCTCTCACGGATGTTTGAAAATTATGAACTTTTCCAAATTCATCTTCCAAATTCTCTTCATTCGCATCCATAAAATTCTTATATTCATCCTTGATTCCTTCTATATCAAACGAATCTTGTTCAGTTTTTACAAATTCTTCAAAATCACCCATTAAGTCATCGAATTGGATATTATATTTAAATGATATGAAATTCAAATATTGATGGAATTTTTTTACAGATTTAGAAAAATCATAATGTTTTAGGAACTCTTGAAAAAAAAAGTGATTCTTCTGTATTAAAACATTTTCTGGTGAAACAAAAGATACACATACAAATTTTTGACCAGAGATCGTTTTATCTTCCTCCAATAAATCTACGTATTTCACGTTGGCTTTGCCGTCTGCCGTCGTTTTCCTAGTAAAAGCTAAATTCGCCATTATTATATTATTAATAACATTTTTATTGTTTAAGTTTTATTTTTAGTAATTATTTTTTTTCTGTAGATTTAGTATAAATGCTCGGAAATTTAGGTGATATGATTGACCTTGGCGAAGTTGTCCGCCGTGCTGTTAAATACTTGGTTGAAGGTATTATGGTTGCTATTGCAGCGTATGCCATCCCAAAGAAAAGTTTAAATCTTGACGAAGTTTTATTGATTGCCTTGACGGCAGCTGCTACATTCTCTATTCTTGATACGTACGTTCCAAGTATGGCTGTCAGTGCAAGAAGTGGCGCGGGCTTCGGAATCGGCGCGAACCTCGTCGGGTTTCCTCGTTAAGAGTAATCGACTAGAAAATTCGTCATAAAAAAAGTCAGTAGTTTTAAATTATGGTAAGACAACTTTTTAAATAAATAATTATTTATAATAATTATTTTTTACAAGAATAATTATACGCCAATTCAATCCTTCTTAAAAATTCTTCTTCAGTACAATCACTTTTTGCTTGATTCGCCCAATGACAAACCAACTGTATATTATCTTTCGTGTAAGTTTTATTAGAATCAATTCTATCAATAGAAGTTTGATCATTTCC